AAGGTGTTGATGGCAAGGCCTGTTGGAAAGGCTACAAGCGCATGGGCACCAAACAGAAAGGTGGCAAGACTGTAGACAACTGTGTTAAGATGGAAGACCATGGTCCCGAGAATCCAGATGCTGCCGTGAACTACGGCGAATACGATCGCGAAGGCGACATGGCCAAAGACGATCTACGCACCATCGACGATGCTGTTGAAGAACTGTACAGCATTCTACAAGCAGACGATAATCTTCCAGAATGGGTACAGGCCAAGATCACCAAAGCCGTAGACTACATCGATACAGCACGTGATTACATGAAAGCACAGAATTATGCGGAAGGTGATGTGGAGGAAGGGTGGGATGACGTTAAAAAATTCGGTAAGAAGGCTGCTGTTGCAGGTGCTATCGGCCTAGGTGCTTTAGGCAGTGCTCAAGCACAGGATGCTCCTTCAGGCGAAGACATGCTGCCAGCCATTGTTGCTCACGTAACTTTTAAAGTCGATGGCACCACTATCACAAAAGATATTAATCTAGGAACAACATTTAAATCTCCAGGCCAGGCCGGAGACGCTCTTGCAAAATTCTTGAAGTCCAAAGGTATTAAATATTACGATTACAGTCTTGAGCGTGTGAAACCAAATGAGCCGTTGGTTACTCCAGATGAAATGAGAGCTTCTAATCAAGAATATGATAGACGGCAGAACGCAGATAATCTAGATACATCTCCGTTAACAGACAAAGGTAGCAGCAAGTCAGGACGCATGGAACCCGATAAAGGATATACTTCTCCTTCGAGGGGCGCCCAAGCAAAAGATTACATGTCTAAAGAAGATATGGACGAGGCCAAGTATCATGGTCGCGAAGTTCCGCTGGGCAAAAAAATGGCCGGTGATGTAAAGAAATCCAAGGTATATGTACGCAAGCCCAATGGTAATATCGTCAAGGTAAACTTCGGCGACAAGAAGATGCGTATCAAAAAATCCAATCCAGCACGTAGAAAATCATTCCGAGCTCGCCATAACTGCGCCAATCCAGGACCTAGACACAAGGCCAGATACTGGTCTTGCCGGAGCTGGTAATGTTATTAAAAGAAATGTTCAGTGCCATTGGCGCACCCAAAGACGAGCAACAAGAAATCGATTGGCTGGATGATTTAAAATTTTTCATCGACAACGATTCAAAAATGCTGAACCAGTATTTTTTCCCTGCGGTAAAGCGTCATCGTGAGCACAGAGGCAATCCCAATGTGTTCAAGGTCTACATACGACCGTTAGAAAAGTGTATGGGTCATTACTGCGACAAATATGACATCGATGACACAGAACAAAAGTTTCCAAAAGACAAGCTCATAGACCTGGCCAAGCGTATTGCCGACGAACAAGAGAAACACATAGAAAAAGGCGACTACGACTAATGTTGTTAAATGAATTGTTCGAAGCCGGAACCAAACACGTGACATTTTGCTTTGGCAGAATGAATCCACCTACCATTGGTCATGCTGAAGTTTTTAAAACCATGTCTAGCCAGGGTGGGGATATGCGTATCTTTGTCAGCCAAAGTCAAGACAAAAAGAAAAATCCCTTGGACTATGGAACCAAGATAAAATTTATCAAGGAGATGTTTCCTCAGTACGCCAAAAATGTGGTAGAGAACGCAGCACTAAACACCATCGGTAAAGTAGCCAGCTATCTACATGAACAGGGATACAATGCAGCAACCTTTGTGGCAGGATCAGATCGACTGGAAGATATGAAAAGTCTTCTCACACAGTACAACGGTGTAGAAGGAAAAGCCCACGGATTTTATAAATTCGATGTCATTGATTTTGCCAGCAGCGGAGACCGTGAAGATGGTGCTGAAGGTGTAGCAGGAGTTAGTGCCAGCGGTGCACGATCAGCTGCTGCCAACAATGACTTCGAAGGTTTCCAAGAAGCCACAGGTGCAGGAGAACTTGCCAAACCGTTGTTTGCTGCGGTGCGTAAAGGCATGGGCATCAACGAAGGTATCAGCGAAGCGCCTATTGAAATGGATCCCAGTGAGCCAATGAATCCTATGATCCACAGTCATGACAAAGCCAATCCTGCTAAATTAAAATATCGCATGCTACGTGCTGCTGGCCAATTGAAAGATCTCGCAGCTCGTGCGGAGAATGCCAGTCCTGGAGAATGGCAACTAATGGCTCGTCAGTTTGACGAATTAAAAATGAACATGGAACAAATACGTCACGCTCTAGAGGAGCTAGGCAAAGTAAAAAGCAAAGGTGGCATTAGGTCAAGAGGTATAACAGTATGAGAGCCAAAGATTTTGTACCAGCCAGCAAACCCAGAAACTTTGTGGCCAAGAATCAAAAGACTGCAGGTGCCGGTGCACACAAAGATAAAAAACGAGCTGAGAAGCAGGGTGATGTCAAACACAAGCAGAAACAATTCGAGCAAGGTGTGGCGGAGGCCGGTAGTCCAGCACAACAGGCTGCTATTGCCATAAACATGAAAAAGCATCACAAGAAGCCTAAAAACAAGGGATAACATCAAATGGTCGAAATCACAGAATCAGCAAAAAACAAAGTGGTAGATCTACTCATGGAAGAAAACAATCCCAACCTCATGCTGAGAACATTTGTGCAAGGTGGCGGGTGTTCAGGATTCAGTTATGGCTTTACCTTCGACGAAATCAAAAATGAAGATGATTTTGAATTTCCAATCAGTACAGAATACAATATGGTGATTGATGCTATGAGCATGCAGTATCTTACTGGGGCAGCAATTGACTACAAAGAAGATATCACAGGCAGTCAGTTTGTGATTACCAATCCCAATGCACAATCAACCTGCGGTTGTGGAAGTTCATTCTCAGTATGAAACAATATAAAATTACCAGCGATAACATTTTACAAAACAGTGATGACGACTGCTATCTCTCTCCAGACGATCCCATACACGAATTAAAAATTGCACACAACATGGGCGGGCTAGGTTCTGCAGAAAAATTAGCAAATTACAATGCCATGAAAGCCTACAACAAATACACAGTTTATCCAGAAGATGATGGCACTGATCGTCCTAGGAATCCTTATTCACAATCATGAGAGCAAGTGAATTTGTTGTTGAAAAGAAAAAAAGAAAACGCAGACCGCGTTGGGCTGCTTACGGCCCCGGACCCTACGGCGGCTACGGATACGACACAGGATATAGTGGTGATGGTGGCGGAGACGGTGGTGGAGTGGGTGAAGATGCAATGCGAGGTGTGATCTATACTAAACCCGATTTAGAAAACGAATGGCTTGAAGCAAATCGTTATCCAGAATTTCAAAAATTAGGCAAGGATCAGTGGATCAAGATTTCTCGGCAGGGTAGTGTGGCCAAGTGGTCAAGTTTAAAAGATGTCGGCAATGTTGACAATGATTTATCTAATTTAGAACCAGAAAAAAGAAAAAGAGCGGCTGTACTGGTAAATCGTGGCAAAGTCGAACTACCTATTGTAGGTCGTTGGCCTGACGGTTATTTGGATCTAATTGCCGGTAATACTCGCATCGCTACACTATTGGATCAAGGGCATGATCCTAAAGTTTGGGTTGTAGATGTTCCCGATGTTGACATCAAAGAAAACTTTGCAGATGGTAAGAATCCACAGGACAAAGGTGATTCAAAACGCCATGGTATTAATACCAAAGCATCAGTGAGTAGTCTACGTAAAACTGCCAAACAGGGCGGCCGCAAAGGACAACTAGCACATTGGCTAGCTAACATGAAAGCAGGCCGTGCTAAGAAGAATAAATAACAGTATGAAAATCCGTGAAATTTTAGAGTCAGCAACAGCAGGTGCTACCAGTGCTGGTAACGTAGCTATAGGTGCTGTATACAAAAATAAACCCGGAAAAACGGCAAAAAACAAGGACGGAACCGCAAAAAACGCATTAGATCTCAAAGGAACTAATCTGTTAACTGGTGGGTCTTTGGTAAAAAGATAAATACATAATACACTTTTAGGAATGTGAACATGGACTTCAAATCGTTAATCAGCAAAATAGAAAGTATTGATGGTAAAATCAATACTCCAAAAGCACCAGAGCTGCCAAAATCTGTGCAATTAAATGAAGACGCACAACTGCGTGTTCTAAGCGGCCGTACTACCTATGTTGCTGAAGCTAAAAAGAAAGCTGAAGAAGACGTTAAAGAAGCGGACGACATGAAGGTAGGCGATAAGAAAAACATCGCTACTGGCACTGTTGAAAAAACAAAAACAGGCATTGTTCACAAGAGCAGCAAGGCCTATGGCGGCAGTGAAGAAAAAGAAGCTGATGACGAAGATGACAAGCCAAAGAAGAAAGCCAAGAAAGAAAGTGTAGAACCAGAATTTAAAAGCAAGTTCATGAAGATGGTCGAAGCCAAGAAAGAAGAAGCTGCTGACAAGAAAAAGAAAATGGCCAAGAAAGAAAAGATGGCAGAAGGATCTAAGCCAGACTTCCTAGACGTTGACAAAGACGGAGACAAGAAAGAGCCAATGAAAAAAGCTGCTGCTGATAAGGGTGATGACAAACCAGCTGGCAAGAAAGGCATGAGCGACAAGCAGGCCAAATACTTTGGCAAGAAAACTGAAAGCAAGATGATGCCAAAAGATAAGAAGAAAACTGTTAAAGAAAGTGTAGAACAAAAACTGTCATTTAAACAAATGGTACAGTTGGTACAAGAAAGTGGCGGACAACAACAGATTGATGCTGTGGACAAAGCTCTGTTTACTTGGGCAGAACGTGTAGCTCGTAACAAACTAGGTGAAGGTATGAAAGCTGACCTATACGCAGGTTTAGTATATGAACGTAACGGTGGTGAGTTCGAAATGTACGATGTACTAAGCGAAACACAAAAGTAATTTAACCAAAAAGTGTTAAAAGGCCAGTCATAGGTTGACTGGCTTTTTTTATGACTATATAATAGTCATATAGGAGAGAACAAATGTCAAAAATGTATGGACCGGAAGAAAAAGCCAAACTTGAAAGATTAATCAACGAAGGATCTAATGTGCTTCGTGAAGTAGAAGATCTCAACGAAGGTCTTAAAGAAACTGTTAAAGCAGTTGCAGAAGAATTACAAATCAAACCCAGTTGGATCAACAAAGCCATACGCATCGCACACAAAGACAATTGGAAAGACCATGAGGCAGAGTGGAGCGAGATTGAAATGATTCTCGGTGTTACTAAAAAACTTCCTGAATGAATGAACTATTAAAACCGACCTTTGATTGGATCAGAGAAGATTGGCGCAGTAACAGCTTTCGATTTATTGTTGAGCTTCTTGCTTGGGCAGTTAGCATTGGTTGCTCAATTACCATGGCGCTTACAGTTCCCAATCCGCCTTTGCTTGCTCTGTATCCTGTTTGGATTGCTGGCTGTGCCATGTATGCTTGGGCTGCGTACACTCGTAAGAGCTTTGGCATGTTGGCCAACTATATCTTGCTAACCGCAATTGACACGTTTGGCCTAGCAAGAATGCTAATTAATTAAATAATGTGAGAAGGTAGGCGGGCCATAAACCGCACAACTGGTATTTGCAAGCCTAAAATTGCATAGGAGAACAAATGAGTTTCGTAGACGCATACTACAATCGCGACGATGACAAGATACTTGTCGTTGAGCGTGACGACAAAGGGCAGAGGCATTTCAAAGACTATCCTGCCAGACATATATTCTATTACAACGACCCCAAAGGCAAGTTCGAATCCATCAAGGGCGAACCCCTTAGTCGTGTAAGTTCAAAGAATGTCAAAGAACATCGCAAAGAACTTGCCATACATTCAAACAAGCGACTCTACGAGTCAGACATCAATCCCATCTATAGATGTCTAGAAGATCACTATCTCAATCAAGATGCTCCTAAACTAAATGTAGCATTTTTCGACATTGAGGTAGACTTTGATCCAGAACGTGGTTATGCATCGCCCGATGAACCATTCATGCCCATCACTGCGATCGCTGTGTATCTACAATGGATGCAGACCATGGTGTGTTTGGCTATTCCTCCTAAGACCATGAGCATGGAAGAAGCAACCAAAGCAGTCGCAGAATTCCCCAATACCATGCTGTTTGACAACGAAGCAGACATGTTGAATACTTTCTTGGATCTAATACAAGAGTCAGATGTGCTAAGTGGTTGGAATTCAGAGGGGTTTGATATTCCATATACTGTTAACCGTGTTGTCAAAGTTCTCAGCAAAGAAGATACTAGACGTTTTTGTCTGTGGAATTGTTTTCCCAAGAAACGTGAATATGAAAAGTTTGGCAAAACTGCTACCACCTATGACTTCCATGGGCGTGTGCATATAGACAGTCTCGAGCTATATCGCAAGTACACCTATGAGGAACGACATACATATCGATTAGATGCCATTGCTGAATACGAATTGGGTGAGCGTAAAACACAATACGAAGGTACATTGGATCAATTATACAACAATGACTTCAAAACATTCATTGAATACAACATCAATGACTGCATGCTTCTTGAGAAACTTGATAGAAAATTAAAATTTATCGACTTGGCCAATACCATTGCACACGAAAATACAGTGCTGTTAGCAACCACCATGGGTGCAGTGGCAGTAACCGAACAAGCTATCATCAACGAAGCACATCGTAGAGGCATGATAGTTCCCAATCGAATCAATCGCGACGGACTAGACACGCAGGCAGCAGGTGCTTATGTTGCGTACCCCAAGAAAGGCATACATGAATGGATCGGATCACTAGACATTAACAGTTTGTATCCTTCAGCGATTCGTGCATTGAACATGGGTCCTGAGACTATTGTCGGACAGTTGCGACAGGATGGAACCAAAGACTACATTGCTGCAGAAATGGCCAAGGGTAAATCATTTGCCGCAGCGTGGGAAGGTATATTCGGTAGTCTTGAATATTCCGCTGTAATGGATCGAGAAGTAGGTCGTGAAGTCATTGTTGATTGGGAAGGCGGTGGCTCCGATACCCTGAGTGCTGCACAGGCCTATGATCTTATATTTGACAGCAATCAACCCTGGGTTATCTCAGCCAACGGCACCATATTCACTTATGAAACTGAAGGAGTGATATCGGGATTGCTGGCTCGTTGGTATAAAGAGCGTAAGGAAATGCAGGCCAAGCTCAAAGAATGTATCCAAGCAGGCAACAAGATTGAAGAAGAATACTGGGA